ATAATTGTTAGTTTTTATTATGTTTAATTCAGATTCATCAGGACTTGGATGTTTTAATGTATCTGATTTTAAAATAATTTTTTTTCTTTTTAGTAATAATGATTCACCCCATCTGAATATATCATATTTGTATATTTCATCATATACTGTTTCCTTACTATTTTCAAGTTTAAATTCTTTTAATTTATTTAGTTTATCATTCTTCGATTGTAAAAAATAAAATCCATCATTCATGGCATTCACACCTGGATATGGAGGATTAGTTTTATATTCTAAATGTCTAAAAATAATAAGATGAATCCAATCTTCTAAAATATTTTCTATATATGTTATTAATTTTTTTTCAGTTGGTTGATTTTCATGTTTTTTTGTTAATATAGCAAAATATTCATTTGAATTACATAATTTATTTATCTTTTTTAAAAATGCATTGTTATTTATTTTATATTTTACATTACTACATTGTTTAGTTTCAGGATTAGGTGGATTAGCAATTTGATTCAATACCTTATTAGCTTTATCAATAACATTAATATAACACACTTTTTGACCACATTTACTATTACATATAGCATTTTTCCCTTTGTTTCCTTGTTTTCCACTTATACCTGAATCACCCAGTATACCTACTTTATCATGATTTTTTATAATAGAATATATATTTATTATTACACCAATGACTGTAGTAAAAACTATTGTAAATATTAACATATTGATATATTTTTGATATGTTTTTTCTGTTTTTTCCATAATTATATTAAAAAATTGAAATAATACAAATAGTAGTATCAATATAACTACTAAGATATAAAATAAGAAATACATTAATAATATATTAGATAAAATTTAATTACTATTCTAAGAATTACTATTATTAGATAAAGCGTTATCAACAATGACTGTAAAGGCTGCAGCACCTTTATCATAATTTTTACATACTGTTATAAGTTGTTCTTTTGATTTATCTATATATTTTATTGTGGCATTTTCATCATCATTTCTGTCTTTTTTTTCTTTTAGTGTTTTATAATCTGGATATAATATATTAATTCTATCTTCAATAAGTTTAGGACAATTTAATAATCCACATTTTTCTGACATAACACATACTCCACCACTACCATCTTGTCCAGAATCACCAGGATCTCCACGATCACCTTTGATTCCTTTATTATTTCTAAGTTCTATATAGTATTGAATACTGTAATAAACATTATTTAAGGATACAAATAATAATATCATAACTAAATAAAATATATATTTAACATCTTTTTCTAAAAATTGTGAAATTATTATAGTGAAAAAAGTATATAAAGTTGCGAATATCCAATACATTATAAATATAGTATAAATTATTTATGGAATCAAAAAAAATAATAGAATTAAAATTAATAGAAAATAGAAAAAAGACTAAAAAGAAATTACTCTATAATCTAGAATCTTTAAAATATGAATTATACGATGTAATAGATACAATAATTGATTATGATTTTTCATATATTAACAGTGATGTATCAACAGACTACATAAAAAAACAGTTGTTAGAATTTTTGAAATTGTACATAAATTTAAATAGAAATATAAAAAATATTAATGGAAATAACAAGATAATCCATGGTGTCATAAAGGATTTAATTAATAATGTAGTTTATAGATGCGAACATATGAAAGATGAAATAATTATAAAACATATAAATGAAATCAAAAAGGAGAAATTAGAAATAGATATTGTGTCTATGATTTAATAATTGAAATATCTGTCATTGTATTAGTATCTGATTTAGAAATTGGTTCATATTTATTGAATTTTTCGTTGTATTTACATTTTACAAATATATCTGATAGGGTGTTTTCAGTCAGTTTTCGTATCAGTTTGCTTGTTCTAAGATTTGGAATACATGCCATACCTATATTATGTGGTTCATTTCTTTTGTTACAATACAGTTCATATATATCTGATTTACCAGTTTGTTTAATTTGTAAAATAATATCTGTATTAGAATTATCAGTATTCGCATTGTCTTGTTTTTTATGATATGATTTCTTTTTTTGTGGTTGTGTATTATTTTTGAATAAATAAAGTTGATTAGCATGTTTAGTATTAAGTGAATTAAAATAGAGTCCGTTTGTTTTGTATGGAAGGCTTGGAATAAATTTTGTGATCAAATAATCATAATCTTTGTACAAAAATAATTTTTTAACTACAAGTGGACAAATATCTATTTCATTATTTTTATTGTAATCATGTGTTAGCATATCATACATAGTATTAAATCGGTTAATGATATTACAATCTAATTTTTTGCCTTTATGAATTAACATATCAGTGATTAGAAATATCCATGAATCATTATCATTAATATCTCTTACTAATTCGCCATCAAGCAATGTATCTTGGAAAATGGTGTCATCAAATGAATATTTTACCGATATAATTCTTGGATAGGTGTATCCAGATTTTATTTTACGGTCAATGTAGAAACAATAATTGATATTATTTATATTAGTAAAATATAAATAATAATTAGTTCCAGATGATTTAATAGATAGAATGTGTTGGGTTTTTTCAAGAAAATAAATAGATTTAGAATTCAAAATGAAAGCATGTTTTTTGGTAATATCAATGTTATGCTTATTTTTTAGACGACTTATAATGTAGTCTTTTGCTTCAGAATTCACAACATTGTGAGCACCATCACTACAAAATGAAAGGTCCATAGTTTTGATTTCAACACTCATTATATATGTATATGTTTGTTTTGTTTTAAATAAGTTCAATTTTATATTAATTAAAATGTGTATGTATTAATTAAATGTTAGTTCAAGGAATACCAGTATCACATATTCTTAATAGTATAATAGTTATTATAAATGTGACATACATAGTATTTATGTGTATAGTAAAAGATATATTGGAATGTATAAATAACAGTTTGTAAATTAAACTTAAAACTTATATAAAAATAATTTTTATATTATAAATATAATGCCTATTAAAATTAATTACAAATTTCAGGAAATAGATTATCCAAAAGAAATGGATAATTTTATTAATGATTGGTTAATAGAGTACGATTATAACAGTAAAGCAATAAAAATTGAAGCATTAACTATGTTTAAAAAGGTTATAACGGATCTTTTGAATATAGAATTTAAACCTCCATCAGAATATAAATATATGAATGATTTACCAATAGAACAAAAAATATTGGCAATTAAATGTTTAGGACATAACATTGGTGTATGGGACTTACATATGTATTACAATGAATGGTTTCTTTGATACTTAATCTATTTCTTTTCTTTTAGTATGTCTAACATAATATTTTACATCTTCAGGTGGGGTTTCAATTGTTTCATAAACTGGATAAATTAAATAACTGGCTCTTGGGTTATCTGGTTCAGAAATACAGAACCCCAATGATATTTCCATGTACTTACTATATATCAAACGTTCATCTTCTATATTATCAATATTTTCTTTAAATTTTTTCTTGGCTTTCATTTTACTTGATAGCCAATAACCATTCAGTGTTTTATGACAATTTTTCTTTTCATCCATTTTTTTTACATTAATTTCATCCTTCTTTTTATCTATTTTTTTCAAATGTCTATCTTGCGTATTTAAATATTCAAGAGCTTCACGATATGAATTAAATGGATCTTCATGTTGATAATAATAATAATCTTTTTCGACAGTCTTAAATTTCTCACGCGTTATTGTTTTCCAATTTTCTTCAAAAGCAACTTTTGCTAATGTAATTGTTTTCATTTCATATTCTTTTGCAGTTTCATTAAAATATTGCGAACAAAATACTGTTGGAACTTTATAATTACTCCATCCTTTTTGGTTTCCTTTCATTCTACCAGCAATTTGCGATAATTCACTTTTATTTTTCATTTTTAATGGCATAATAGAATGAGTTAACATAAACTTGTCAGAACTTATAGAAATTCCTCTAGAAATACATTGATAACCAGTTATAGCAAAAGGATATTGGTGTAATTTGTTATCATTATAAATTGTATGTATTAAAATTTCGGGAATATCATTTTTTTCACATTCGATGATTTTCCCATCTGGAAAATATAATATTATTCCATTTCCATTAATAATCATTGTGACAAATCCATATTCTCGACAAATGTCTTTAATTTCTAAATGAGATACTTTTGTATTATTAGCAGGAATAAACCATTTTGTATTTGGCTTTATTTCTGTTCTATTAGTATTAAGAATATGATTCAAAAATTCTGAATTTTTTGAACATATTTTGTTATCATATTGTATGATATTATTATCATTCCATCCATGATAATGTGGTAATGTTGGATTTTCAATGGCCCATATATTTATTTCCTTAAAATATGTAATAATTTTTTCAGGAGTAGCAGTAATAGGATAGAAAGATAAATTATCAAATTCTTCTATAGCAGGTAACATATAATTATCAATCAACGTAATAAATTTATCAGCTTCATCATACCAAATATTGAAATGAAATTGATCTTTCATATAACTAACTCGATTGATATCTTTCATAATTTTGAAAATATCATCGCATCTTTTTCCATTAGAACAAGAAATAATGTTTTGGATATCACCTGTCGTAATAAGACGAAATATATCAGATGATTTATTTGTAGATGTTCTTTTTGAAGATGAAAATTCAGTATAAAGTTCGCCTGTTTCAGAATTTCTGAATTGACAAAGATCTTTGTCTGTATTTAGTCTATCAGATGTTTGTAAGACTAAAAGTAAGTTGTTATCGCATAGAATGAAGTTAATATTTTTTTTCCCATCTTCTCTAGGTTCTTCTGAAAAATCTTCAACAATTTTTTGTAGCATTAAAAATGTTTTGCCAGATTGTTCTGGTTTTGTAAGTAGTGTACATTTTTCCCATCCATTAATACCAGTTGACATTTTGTATGAATGTTGAATTATGTATTCTTAATATTAATATATGTAAATCAATTTTGTTTATAAACTTAATTTTAACTGATAAATAATAATATAATATTATTATAATGTATGAAATAAATGTTATATCATGATAAAATGTATGATGGTTTGATACCATTTAGTGGTTATATTGTTGAAGAACTGTTGCTTGATGAAAATGTTATGTGTTTGGTGGAAAATTACATTTCATTGCGGTAACCTACAATAGAATAATCTATAATAATGAATAACACTTTGATTCATTGTGGTTTGATAAACATTGGAATCAAATAAAATATCCAATGATAAAAAACCTGATGTATTAGATAAACTTATAGGGTTAGTTGAAAATATGATGGGAAAACTAATGAAAAGACATTGTAGAATTGACGTGTATGTAATTGATAATAAAATTTATTTAGGATAGTTTACTTTTTTTTGTGGAGCAATATTACATACAAGATTGTGTAATTTGATTTTGGGTTGTATATGGATAAAAATCTATTGAAACTTGTTCCAGAATATTATAATAAGCCATAGTATAATGAATAAAAATATGACATTCCTGGTCTTGTGCTGTTGTGATTGCTATTATTATTAATCTTGTATTACCATTTATTGTTCGTCCATTTGCCACACCAAACCAAATTAAACCACCAAATGGGGGTTAAAAATTTGACGTTTTTTGACCAATTAATTCATATGTTTGTCCATCATGCTCAAGTACCATTAACAAGTAGTATTATTCTGGCTATTATAGTTTATTTATCTGTTTTTTTAGCAAGTTTTGTTAAAATATAAATGAGTTATAATTATGTTAAATAAATATAACTCATTAATAATGAATTATACTATAAAAAAATATGTTCCTGATTACGATGGTTATAGATTTGAATTCAATGATAAACGATGGATAAATATAGATTTAGTTAATGATTATCCAAATTATCATATAATTAATAATCAATATAGTTATCCAAATTGGATTTATATTTCAGATGATGGGTCACTAACAACATTAAATGTTCTAGAGTTGCGTGAAATATCTACAAAACATAAAAAAGTGCGGGTTAATAATATCGTATATAGTATAGCAAATCAAACCGACTATGATAAATATAGTAATAATCAAGATAACAATCAATTATATGTGTTGTTGAATAATTTGTGGTCTAAAAAGACTATTAAAACAACTATTGTTTAGAATAAATATGTGTTTTCATAATATTGAGGGGTTCTACCAAGGTTATATTATCTGTAAATGTTTCCATGAATTGTATAAATATTTGTATAGCATCTTCTTTTTTGATACTACCCCTATAATGTTCTGGAATAATTATTGGTGGTAGTTCTACATCAATGGCTCCACCACCACCACCACTATCGCCATCACCACCACCAACTCCACCAACTCCACCAACACCATCACCACCAACTCCACCACTATCGCCATCACCACCACCAACTCCACCACTATCGCCATCACCACCACCAACTCCACCAACACCATCACCACTATCAACACCATCACCGACAC